AACATAGCTGCTGGATATGAAGCTAAAGGTTATACACCAAAAAATGCTATGAAAGCAGCGTTAGGAGAATTTGAAGCTGCTGTCGTGTTTGCGTATGAAAACTTAGGTATGACAGAGGATGACTATTATTATCTAATGAACGAGCATAAGTTTGGACATTCAGATGGAAGAACTAATGTTAGCTTTTCTAAAATGGGAGGTATCTGGAACGAAACACAGCTATCACTTGATAAAAAACTAAGTGATATAAATATGAAACGAGACACAGTTGCTCAAAATGGTCGTTTTACAGAACTTAAAGAACGCTATGAAGAGAACGGTACTTTAATATCAGACGATGAATTACAATCTTTCGTTGGTACTGAGATATTTGACGAAGTATCAAAGTTTAAGCAGTTAACAGATAGAAATGTTATAACAGGCACAGACTCAGATAAGTATGTTATAGGTGAGATACGTCTTAAAATAGACGATTATGCTAAAGTTAATTTTGCAGGCATGACTCAGCTGACTCAGGAAAGAAATAAAGCTTACATAGCAATCGCAGCTAACCAAGATTATTATAGAATTGTTAAAGATTTAGAAGAAGGTAATAGAGATTCAGCTGATGCCCGAGCAATAGCATTTACCAAAGTTACAGAAAAAGTAGCAAATGGTGAGTATAATGATAATTTACCTAATGATGAAGTAGATTATGACCCCGGTAAAATCTTAATAAGAAACACAGAGTTAGTTGGTAACACCAAAGAATCTAAACAAACATGGTTAGATAGTAAGCAGTATCATGTTGGTGAGTTAAAATATGTTGAACAAGGTCAAAACCAATTAAAGTTTGGCGGAGACATACCTCAACTATATGTCAACTTAGCAAAGTATTTTCCAGACTTGGATGCCAGAGGTGTCATGGTTGCAAGACTTAAAGCTTTAGGTATTATAGGAAATGAGTATGATAACTTTTTATTACCACTAAAAGGTAAAGTAGATTCTATAACTGCTAGAAACTTAACACATTTTCCAACCGACGCAAAAACATATCAAACAATTTTGAGTAAGTCTAAAAACTTTACAGGTATTACTGAGGCTCTTCTTGATAATCCATCTGCTAAAAATAGAATTAAAGAAGGTGGAGAAGATGTTATATTTACTACAGCTCAAGTTGGTACAGAAGGAGGATATGAAAATGCAAATCTTTCAGAAATGCCTGTAGGTGATTTATACATAAATATGTTAGCTGGTAATACCAACGAAATTTTAGATGATAAACAATATGGAATCTACGGTATTCGAGGTGATAATCTTAAACTATTACTAGAATACATGCTAAACAATAACATTCCTATTGCTGATAGAAAATTTGATCGTACATTTCAAGATGAGCTAATGATGCTTAATTTAGCATTAGAAGCACAAAACAAACTTACTCTTCACGGAGATGTAAGTTGGTTAGGTTTACTACCTATAGGTGCGGACGAATCTAAAAGTTATGAAAAACTATTTAAAGGTATTGAAGACGTAGATGACGATGAAAATATTTGGAATGAAGTACGTTATCTTTTAAAAGGTGCTGCCCGATACAAAATTAATATGGACTTATATGGACCTGACAAAAAGGAGGAAGAATAAATGAGTTCTTCGTATGACCCATCAATCCCTGATTTAGATGAGGTTGCTAGACAAGTCGCAGAAGCTAATGCTATTTCAGATCAGATTACTGAGTCTCAGGCAGAAGAACAAAGACAAGTCGAAAATTATAATGCTACTAGAGAAGACCCTCGTAATGCAGATCAATGGGGTATCAAAGGAGTAGCTAAAGAATTACAATCTAGTTTGTCAGGTGGTTTACAAGACACTGCATCGTCAGTAACTACATTTGGAGAGCGTACATTTGATGCACTTTCTGGAGCCAGACAAAGAGAAATAGAAGAAACAGGATCTTACACACCAGACTGGGACCCTTTTACTAATAAAGAAGATCCTATTATTACTAAAACATGGTGGGGTCAATTACTTAGAGGAACTGTACATTTTGGTTCACTCGCTGTTGGTACTGTACTAGCAGCTAAAGGACTTGCAGCTACAGGTATTCCTCTATTGGCTGGTGGTGCATCAGCATTACTAGGTGCTGGAAATGTAACTAGAGCTATCGCTATCGGTGGTATGTCCGATCTAATATCAAAAGAATCAGACGGACACAATGCGTTAGCTGCTATGAGAGACCGTTATGGTTGGATAGATACACCATTAAGTACTAAAGAAACTGACCATCCGATTATGATGAAGATGAAAAACATCGTAGAAGGTATGGGTATAGGATTAGCATTTGATGGTGCTGCATATTTATTAGGTAAAGGTGGTAAAGCAGTCAAACGACAAATTATTCGCCGTAATGGCAGCATAGAAGATCAAACAACTACTGCTGCGTTAGCACAGCTCAGACGTAATGAAACACAGTTCAGAGCTGATAAGAATAAACCATTTTCTGACAGACATCAAGGTGCTCACACATCTACTGTTGACCCCGGCGATGCTAGAGATCAGCTACAACGTACTCGTAAAGACTGGGGATCTGAAGATGGATCTACTGGCGGAGTTACGACTGCTGTTGAAAGAGAACGTATTGCTAGATATGGTGGTACGACTGATGAGATTGTTGAGTCTACATTAAAAGGCTTGATGAGTACAGAAAAGTTTGCAAGAGAGCTAGATGCTGTAAAAGGTAATAGAGCTTTATTAAGTGAACTCTGGAGAGATTCTATTGAATCATTCCATCAAATAACTAAAGGCAGAGATCCTATGGATATGTCAGCTGACGAGTATTTACAGGACTTGTTTGCTAAAAAACCCGCTACTCTTCCTGTAGGAAAAGAAGTTTATGAGACATGGGCTGGTGAAACAGTTGTTACTGCTGATTTAGTTATAGGTGATTTACTTAAAAAATTACGTGATACAGGTATTGCGGGTAATGAATTAAGAGACATTGTGTCTTTAGATGATATAGATGGTCCAGCAAAACAAATTGTTGATACTATGCTAACTGCTTTGTTTCAAACTAAGAAATCTAGGTTTGTAGCATCTGATTATTTTAGATCATTTGGTGCTGGAAAAACTAAAGCACAGCTAAATGATGCTGTAAACAATGCTGTAAAGTCAGATATGGAAGATGTTAAATCATCTATCTTGTCTATGCTAAAAATAGCTAAAGATGATCCAGATGATAACTTACTTAATGCGTTGTTTGAAACATTTTCTATGATGAAAAATGTTAATAATTTAGAAGATTTTGACAACTGGGCAAGAACTATACTAAAAGGTGGTAAATTAGCCGAGGGTCAACCTGACCGTACTGGAGCATTAATTAGAAGCTTACAAGAAATGGTTAGTCATAGTGTATTAAGTGGACCTAAAACTCCTATGCGAGCACTTTTAGGTACAGGTACTGCAACATTTCTTAGACCATTACAAACCTTTATTGGAGCTACTTTACGTTATCCGTTTACAGGAGACTCAGCTACTGTAAAAAGTAGTTTAGCATCTATGGCTGGTATGCTAGATGCTGTACCAGAAGCTTTTGATTTATTTTTTACAAAACTAAACGGCTACTGGAGTGGTGAATTATCTACTATTAAAACTAGATACGTTGAATTTCATAAAGGAGACTACAACTGGGAGGTTGTACGTAGATGGGCAGAAGAGAGTGGTAGAGCTGATCCAACAGATCGAGCTATATTTGCTTTTACTAACATGGTTCGTAATATCAACAACAACAATTTCTTTTCATACTCTACTAAAATAATGGCTGCAACTGACGACGCCTTTACATTTTTGTTAGGTAGAGCCAAGATGAGAGAAAAAGCTATGCGTCGAGTTTTGGATATGCAAGGCAATGGATATGAAATGCCTAAGATAAATGCAAAACTAATGAGAGCTTATGAAGATGATTTTTATGAGCAGATATTTGACGGTAATGGTAACATAAGGGATGAAGCTACTAATTTTGCACGTCAAGAAGTTACACTTACACAACCTTTAACAGGGTTTGCTAAAGGTCTTAATGATGTGTTAACAGCTAATCCATATGTTAGACCATTCTTTCTATTTGCAAGAACTGGTGTAAACGGACTTGCACTTACAGGTAAACATACACCCGGATTTAACTTCTTAGTTAAAGAGTTTAATGATATAGCATTTGCTACAAACAAAAATATAGCAGAACTTAAAAAGTATGGTATTAATAGTGTTGTAGAATTAGAAAACGCTAAAGCTTTACAAACAGGTCGATTAGCAATGGGCTCTGCTGTAGTATTTATGGCGACTCAAGCTTGGATGTCTGGTAGACTTACAGGTAATGGACCATCTGACAGACAGAAACGTCAAGGTTGGATTGACGGCGGATATTTACCAAGAACTATTGATGTAGGTGGAGTACGTGTTGGTTATGATTCTATAGAACCTTTTAACCTTGTGTTATCTACTATTGCTGATGTTGGTGACGCAAGTATGTTGATGGGAGAAGAGTGGACAGAAAGAGAACTACAAAAGATTTCATTAGTTGTAGCTCAAGCTGTGTCTAGTAAGTCCTACCTAGCTGGTATTCAACAGCTTGTAGATTTAGCAGCTGGACGCCCCGGTCAAGTAGAACGTATTGTAGCATCTCTTGCTAACAATACTGTACCACTAGCTGGTTTACGTAATGAAATAGGTAAACTAATTAACCCTCATATGCGTGAGATTAATTCTGGTATTTTCCAGTCGCTTCGTAATAGAAACTTAGCTTCTGAATTTTTACCCGGTAGAGACTTACCTACTAAGTTTGATATGCTTAATGGTAATCCTATTAAAGATTATGACTTTATGACTAGATCATTTAATATGTTTAGTCCTGTATCATTAAATCTAGAAGAATCAAACGGTAGAAGATTTTTATTTAATAGTGGTTATGATCTAAGAATGTCTATTTATTATGCACCTGACGGTACTAATTTAACCGACGACCCTGTAATTAGATCTATGTTCCAAAAAGAAATAGGTACACAAAACTTAGAATATGAATTAGATAAGCTTAGTAAAGATCCTAAGATTATAGCATCTATGAAATTGATGTATAGTGATATAAAAGCTGGTAGGCGTAGTGAATTTGATGCTAGAGACTATTATCATAATAAAGTTATAGATCAATTATTCAAGAAAGCTCGTGTGTTAGCTTGGAGAAAACTTACAGATCATCCAGAAGTTTCTAAAATAATATTAGAACAAAGAATTAAAAAAGAAGCTCAAATACAAAAACAATTCGCTTCCGCCAACATACTTAACATATACAAATAAATGGCAACAACATTCGTAGATTATACGGGGGATGGGAACGCTACGAAGTCGTTTTCCTTCCCTTCTTATAAAGAATCTGATATTAAAGTAGACGTCGAAGGCGTTATCAAAACATCAGGTTCACACTATAACATTACCAGCTACACTACAACAGGTGGCGGTAATGTTGTATTTACTTCGGGTAATATACCAGCTAGTCCAGCTAATATTCGTATCTATCGTGATACAGATGTAGATTCAGCTAAGGCAACTTATACAGCAGGGTCATT